CCGAGGGGCGCCCGGGTGGGTCAGGCTGCGGCGCGCTGTTTCATGGTGAAGGCGCGGTGCAGCTTCGTGTGGCATTTAACGCATAGCCATACAACGGAGAGCGGCTTGTCGTAGTCGGCATGATGGCCGTGCAGGTGCTCTGTACTGAAGCAGCCTGGAGCCATACAGCAGGGAGATTTCCATAGCCTCTTGTCACGCACGGCATTGTCTACCGTCCATGCGGCTGCTCTTTTGCCAGGGTTTCGCTTCGTATAAGCCTGCTGTGCGGCTTTAATTCGGGATTTGCCGTTCTCGGTTTGCTGATAACTCCTTCTAGCTTCGACTCGATGAGGAAGGTTTGCTCTGCGGCGCTCGTATTCGCGATACGAATCACGATTCCGTGCGTAATTCGCGCGCACGGCTGCATTCCGACATTCCTTGCAGGAGTTGTCGTTGGCGTAGAATTCGGTATCTGCTTTCTGAGCGCCGCATTTAGCACAATGCTTCATGCGGCTCTCCTGAAGGGCTTATGCCCCGGCGAGGTGATGCAGGGGAAGGAAGGGAATATCGTCTATGAATGCATCGGGCGGAGCAGCTTGCTGGCTTGGCTGCGGCTGGTTCTGCTGCGGCTTAGGTTGCCGCTGTGCATCCTTCTCCGGCCAGTCGATGATCTCAGTACCCTGGCCGACATGGATCTCGGTGGCGTAGCGCTTGATCCCGTCCTTCTCGTACTCGCGGGTTTTCATCTTCCCGCAGACCAGAATGCGCTTGCCCTTGTGCAGCCACTCGCCAAGGAACTCGGCTGTCTTGCCGAAAGCTACGCAGCGGACCCATTCGGTTTGCTCTACCTTCTGGTTTGTCTGCTTGTCCTTGTAGCTGTCGTCTACCGCGATATTGAAGTTGGCGACGGCGTTCCCGTTGGGCATGAAGCGGACTTCAATGTCGTTTCCAAGCCGGCCAATGCCGCGCCACTCGTTCAGGTTGCTCATGCTGCTTTGCTCCTCATGCGCTCGCGCATTTCGTGTTCAAGTCCGGCCAGCTCCTCAAGGAAGAGCTTGATTTCGTTTTCCATCTGGCGGATGCGGGCCTCGTCGCGCTCAAGGCGGAAGCAGGCGTACTGCAGTTCATCCGGCAGGCGGTCGTCGAAGGTCACGAAGTCGACCCACTCCAGTTCGGCGCAAGCCATCTGCGCGAACATCTGCCATTCGTACTGCGGGTCATGCTTTCCGGATTGGAGGGTGGCGACGTGGGTGGCCGTATTCGGGCATTTGATTTCGAGGCCGCCGCGACCCTTGGGCGGCTGGATCAAGCCGTCAGGCGATGCGCCGAAACTTTCGATCTTCGGGTGCAGCAGCAAGCCCGCCTCGACGATCATCAGGCCTTTGTCGACCTCATAAGCGGAGCGTGCGATAGGCTCCAACTCATTGCCGCGCTGAACGGCCGGCTTGCGCGACAGGTCTTCCCCGCCGGGCATTCCAGTCAACCGCTCGCAAAGCAACTGCATCATGTAGTTCTGGCGGGTAGCAGAAGGGGCGCCTCCGCGCCCCTTTGCCATTACGTCTTTGACCTTGCTTGCCGTGACCTTTCCAAGCCTGGCTGCGAACCATTCATCACTGCGCTGATCCATCTTTCACCTCCTCGAACTCGGCGTCGACGGGCTGCTCCATAAGAAACTTCTTGCGGGCGTCCTTGGCGGTTGTCAGTTGGTCGCGTGCGCCTTTCGACTTGTGGGCTTTCCAGGCATCGCCGAAAGCGGCTTGCAGGTCTTCCATCGTCGGCGCTGCGTTGATCATTGATAGAGCTTCGGTAACGTCCTCGATCGTCTCGCCGGGCGTCACGTCGCGCTCCACGATGCGCTCGGCTTCATCCTGGTCGTAGATGCCGGCAAATCCGAACGCAAGACGGGCGCACTGGATCATGGCCTTGTGACGCAGCATCCGCTTCGGGTGCGACTGCCACGGCTGCGTGTTGCGCTTACACTCGGACATGTACTCAGTGATGCTGGTCGGGTGCTTGCGGTCCTTCCGGTAAATCCGGCATGTGTACTCGCTGCCGTCGGCCGGCATCTCGAAGTCCATACCGTCAAACTGCGGATGCTCGTTGATGATGCGAGACCAACCATCCAAGCCAACCACCGGCACAATCCCGTTGTTCTTGTCCGGGAAGGCGTACAGCTCTTTCGTGAACGGGTTCAGCTTGTACTGATCCGCGACAATCAGCAGGGCTACCATCTGCGCGTCGCTGACCTGGCCCTTAAAGCAGGTCTGTTTCAGGGTGTTGGCGACCTCTGCCGGGGTGGCGCCCATCTCGTAGCGCTGGGCGAATTTGTTCAGTAGCGGTGTCAGTGCGGTGCTCATCGGATCTACCTCAGTAAGTGATCTGGATGTTCGGGATCTGGCGCTTGGCGATCAGCGTCACGGCTTGTTTCGCGCACGCTTCAGGCATACCGCCAGCGATGAATGCTTCCAGTGCGGCGCGATTGATTGCGCCCTTGTGCGCAATGTCTGCCTCGCGGGCCTTGGCTTCCGCTTCGATGCGGTCGTTCTCTTCTTTCAGGCGGCGGCGTTCTTCCGCTACGGCTAGCAGGGCATCATCTATCGCCTTGCGCTCGGCCTGCTCGGCACGCTGCTGGGCTTCCAGTTCGCGGCGGGCTGACTGCTCGGCCTCCAGCTTCAACTGCAACTCGCGCTGTTCAGCGGCTGCCTTAGCGTCGGCTTCACGCTTGGCCGCTGCGTCACGTTCCGCCTGTGCGCGCTGCTCGGCTTCGCGCTGGGCTTGCTCTGCTGCTTCACGGGCGATACGGGCTTCGCGGTCTGCCTGCTCGCGCTGGGCGGCTTCTGCGCGGAGGCGTTCGAGTTCGGCTTGCTCGGCTTCGTATGCTTGACGCTTCGTCAGAGCCAGTTGCAGCGTGGCGAGCGTGGCCGCCTTGACGCGGTGCGCTTCGGCTTCAAACTCTTCCCATTCGGCGCCAACTTCAATCGCTTCAAGTTGGGCGATACGATCAGTGAGGTATTGCGTGTCGTATTCACCGGCCTCGCTGGCAAACTCGCGCATCATCGTGATTCGGTCTTCGTGCTTGGCCACGCGATCCGCTTCAGCCTGCTCCCACTCATTCAGCGGGGCGCGCACTTCATCCTTCCAGGCGTCCAGCAAATCGCGCATCCGCTTCCGCTCAGCGTCGATCTTCTTCGGGATCTCCTTCAGGTCGGCCACCAACTCCTTGCCGACGTTATCCAGCGCCGTCTTGGAGCGGGCCACCTTGTGAGCGATGGAGGCGATCGCATCGCGACCCTTCTTGGTGCTCACGTCCGGCGTGAAGCCGTCGATCTCGGCGCGGATCTGCTGCAGGTATGGGTCAAGCCCGTTCGCAGCCTGGAAGACCTGAAGGGCTGTTTCTTTCGGCGGCACGATGGCCAGTTGGGTTTCTGTAGACACATGGGCTCCCTGGCCGCGTCTCGCGCAGCCTGTCAGTAGGTTGGTTGGTTTATCCGAAGAAGTGATTCAGCGCGCCGATCTGAACCGCTATCAGCACGTCCAGGGCGAAGAAGCCGATCAGCGCAATCCACGCAGCCGCATAGCTGTGGCCTGTCTGTGTGTCGTCGTAGGGGGCGGGGTCGTAGGGGAGGTAGGCGGTTGTCATGCTTCACCTCTCGCTTTGGCGATGGCTGCATGTGCTGCGCGGACATAAGGCAAGGCCCAGTCTGATTGCACGCCGTCGTCATATGCCTGAAGCATTCCCTTCAGCGCCGCCAGCAGATCGTCATGCGCGTTCACGGCCTTCAGGATGCGCTCTGCGTCTTCAGGCTCAAGCCAGCCCGTTACCTGCCGGTCCTGCGCGTCATCGATGGCGACCCGGCCGCTTTCCATTGCGCCGATCTTCCACGGCATCTGTTCGTTGGTCATTCCGTCACCATCCCTGCAAGTCCGCTCAGCACAACCAGCAGCGTGAAAACTGCCATGCCTGATGCGTAGAATTTCCAGAACGCGTAGCGCTTTGCGCGTTGGTATGAGCTAGCCATTGGCGTTCTCCTTGAATCCGATCGCTTTGAGCAGGTTGAACACGCCGCGACCTTGCCGACCGCCGCGAACGATGTACTTCCCGGTACCGGGCCAGAAGTCGGCGACCTTCTCGCCGTGGGTGACGATCAGGTGAACGCCGCTGTTCTTGCTCTCGAAGGTGATGCCCCGCTCAGTTAGGAGCGTTGCGGATGAATCGCGATTGCCGGCACGACGTTCGGCGCTCTCCTGCGACCAGCCGACCTCTACCGCTCGTTCTATGTTGCGACCCATCACACACCCCCCAACAGGCCGACGTGGGCCAAGTAGGCTAGGAAGCCAGCCACGCCTAGCAGCCCGAAGGCCCCGGCGAGTTCCTTTGCGGCGTTCATGGCTTCACCTTCTGAGGTCCGGGTTTGCCTGATTCGAAATCAGCGCCGTTGACGCAGGCGGCGCTCATGTAGAAGAGGTCGACCGATAGCTTTTCAAGTCCACCGTTTGCCGCGCAGCTCTCCTGCGCCCACTCGATGTGATTCGGCGCTGCCGTTTGGTCGTTGAAGATCAATGTGAGCGACACAAGCAGAATCAGAGCCAGCATCCAAAGCGAAAACCTTGATTCATCGCTCATGGCTGCTCTCCTTGCAGGGCGGCGTCGATAAATTCATCCATTCGAGTCGGCGCCATAGCTGGAATGTCTCGGATGTCGGCATAACCCGCACGCCGCAACCACCGATACCGTTCGGCATCCTTCTTCAGCGCATCCCGCTCAGCGAGAAGGGCGTCGTATTCGGAGGCAGGCACAAACAACCCTAGACGCCGATTGCACTCTTCTGCGCTGTACCGCTTCACTTCCTTGCTCATGCCGCCTCCTCGTGCGCTGGTAGCAGAAATTCATTCACCCGCCCGGCTAGATCATTCAGGTTCGCAACGACCTCCTTCGGCTTGCCGCCTAGGTTGCGGCAGATGTACACGTCCTCGTTCAGCCTGAAGTCGCGATTGGCCGACTGATATTCGGTGTCAGCCGGGAGGACGTAGACGGTCACGCAGTTGACGTGCGGCGAGTAGCTAATATGCGCGTGGAAGCGCCCGGCGCCGCTCACCTCAAGGCACACGCTGAACAGGTCCAGTAGTGCGTTCTGAATGTCTTGGTTCATGCTGCGCTCCGTTGCTGGCTCACCAGCTCTGCGTGAATGCGGGCCAGCCGGCGCAAGTCGCCGACGGTCATGTATCGTTCCTGCTGGCAGTCGAAGTCCTCGATGATGCTCACGGTGATGATTTCGCGGTCATCCTTGACCTTGCCGTGCCACAGCGCCGCCTCTTTGGCGAACGGCTCCAGTGCCTCGATTAGCTCGTTCATGCTGAATCCTCGCGGAATGGCACCCACTGCAAAGCCCCCGTCCTGTATCGCAGGACCAGTGGTTACAAGGGGAGGCTTTGCGGTGAGTGCTGGGGTAGGAAGGCCGCTATCGGCGGCAAGTCGGCCATCTCAACGGGCAAGCTGTGAGAGCCCGCCAACGGCTGCCGGTGTTTTACGCAATCAGGGCACTACCGGCTTATCCCTGTCGCAGATATCCGGTAAACCGGGGCGCTGCGCTCGCCTGTTACTTGGTGCGGCCGATTTCAGCTGCGGCGCGGACGATGGCGCGGCGCCAACCTGACGTGTAGTCTTCAGGGCCGTACATGTATTCGATGCACTCAACGCCATTTTCGTCTTCTGCAAGAATGCAGGCTTCAGACGCCAGGACGTTCAGCACAAGCTTCGCCCCCAGCCGCAGTGCATCGCCGTCATCCTCAAGCGGGTCCCACTGCTCTCGCCCGATCTCTTCCTCGCATCGGTAGTAGCAGCCGGAATTCTTAACCCACTCCACCTGATAGCCAGCAGCCTTCGCCGCCAGCTCCAGTAGTTCGCGATCATCCATCATCCTCTCCTTTCCAATTCCTCCCCCACCACTCCCAGACAATCCATACGATCCAGATAGCGGTGAGGAGGAGTAAGCCGTGATAGGGGGTCATTGCGGGGGCAGGGGGAGTGGCATCCAGTGCGTGATGTTCACGTAGCAGGTGTCGCCATCGAGGAACTGCCAAGGCCGATGCTCGCGATTCTTGCGGACCGCAAAGAAGGGCCCGTCGGTTGTCTTACCCACTCGACACACGATTACTTGTTTGTTGGGAGGCGGCAGATCCTTTTCAACGCTTATCCATTGCGATGACTGAGGAGCTGCAGCGATAAGCGCCTGATAGAACTGCCAGTAGCTGCTCAGGCCGCGCCACTCCCTGGCGTGTATGCATAAGAACTTGCGAAGCTCGAGGTCGTCTGCAAATGGCGGCTTGACTTCGGTTTCCTTGCTCATCTCATCCTCCTATGTGCTGATGGGTGCCCATGGGGCGGGGTTATTCGTACTCGTGAAAGCAGCTAGTGCAGAGCGGGCGAAGATTGCGCTGTAATGCCAGATCACCCTCTCTCTTGACCCACTTGCTCTTCTTTACGAAGACTCCGCAGTCACGGCAATTGGTGTGATATTCGACTGACTTCCTGCTAGCGAATCTCGCTTCATACGCCGCCGCTTCCTTGGCCCACAGTGCCCGCCTCTCGGTATCTGTCATGCCGTCCATCACTCAATCTCCATTGCTTGCTCTGCCTCTCCAGCCACACCTCATAAGCCAGGGTGGCTAGAAGGACGGCTGCCATAATCAAAAGCTCTGCTGTGGTGGGCATATCAGCGTCCCACCGTAAACGGCAGATCGGCGCACTGGCCTACCGCCTGTCTTCCGTAGGGGAACTGCTCGGTGCCGCGATCCTTTGGGACCAGCTCGAGCGGGGCGGGTGGATTGCTCGGCGGTTTCGGCTCGATCTTCTTCATGGCGTGCCTCCGTGAACAGCAAAGGATTACTTGGTAGTTCGTTTCGGTTGTCTTCCCGCTGGCCACTCTTGCGAATGGCCATCAGTGAATGTTCCGTTCTCCGTTGCGCGCTACGCCGAGTCGTCTCAGTGCACGACTGGCTTTTGCGCGTCGCTAACGTCTTTGGCCAGATCATCCAGTGCTTCGCGCAGAAGATCGGCCGCGTATTCCTCTATGCTCATTCCCGCAGCCTCAGCTTGGATTTCGAGCTCTATCTGCACTTCTTCGGGGAAGTCCGAGATCCTGATTTTCGTCATGCTGTAAGCCCTGCCTCATCCATCCGCTGAGCCCGCGCTACTGTCTGAGAGCGGGGAGCTTCCGGCCGGCGTATTGGGCGTACCTGCGGGTTGTGCTCGGCGCCTACCAATAACGCCAGCACCAGGGGGGCGATGATTCCCCGGCGCATGGCTTCTAGGCAGAGGCCGCGAGTTGTTCGGGCGCCTAGCTTGTAGCGGGCGTCGTCGAGGCGTCTTGCGATCGTGCCTGGCGTGCAGCCCATGCGGCGGGCGATCTCTTTTGCGCTGAGTTCTGCAGCAGCCCAAAGCGTTGCTTCCAGCTGCCGAGGTGCCAGGCCCTGGCCGAGGCGGCCGAGCCATCCTTCTACTTGGATAGTGTCCATGCGGATCTCCTTTTCGCTCGGTTTCAGGTGCTTCCCGATGCAGCCTGGTTACAAGCTGCATGAGTGAAATCTGATGTCTCTCGCAAACCTCCACGCCGGTTCCCAGTGGCGGACGCATTGCGTTGTTTCAGTGCTGTCCAACAGAACTCAATTGCCTACCTCCATCATCGATTCCCGATGGCGGAAGC